CCTGTGATAAAGTTCATACCGTAACCCTTTGTTAATAACTCGTCGTTCAATAACGAACCGTTGGCTACCGAACCTTCGTCCAATGTTTTTACCACAAACGTGCCTCCTGCTGACGTCTCAAACGTCATTTTTGCACCTGTAGTTGTTGCTGCACGAACAAATTCAAGTTCGGAAATTCCTACTGCATCGGGGTTTGAAGGGTCCGGTGCAAACAGAGCTTCGGCAACTCTCCACCAAAGACCTCCCTTCATGAAAGCACGAAAATCCGCAATATTGTCGAAAGTATAGATAGCGTTCTGTCCCTGCGCATTCTCGCCATTGATACCAGCACCGCCACCAAATCCGGCTGAATACTTTCCTGTATCAATAATAAGGACTTTTCCATAGTCAAGATTTCGTGCCGGGTTCATTTCCCCACTTACAATAGTGGAGTAGACACCTGGCAATGAAATCTGCCGACCGTTGAAAATAAACGTTGATGCCATATTATTTTTCTTTTATTAGTCCACGAAATTCTGCAAGAACTTCCCTATCAAATCCTTACATTCATACATTTTCGGTATAAAGTTAAACATTTTTATTCCTTACACCAACTATTTAGTCACAATTTTATCAATGTCCGATTCTACACCGGGCAATTCATAATCCCTGCTATAATTGTCCGCACCCCATTTTTCGGCTGCTATTCCTGCATCCTCAAATGCAATCTTGTTAAGCAATTCTTCGTTTACCAGTGTTCCTACAATCTGGTCCAAAGTCAAGTCAAGCCTTACAGACTTTATGAAAATAGGAATAGGCAGTACGTTCTGGTTTGTCATTAATTCTGTTATCCTTACCTCTACCAAATCATATTGGGTAGACAGCCAGTTATAGGAACCCATTATCAGTGCATACAGAACTTCCGACATAATTATGCTTTCCAGCATGTTGTCCGAAAGACACATTATCTCGAAATTATGGAAACGGCTGTCTCTTATCTGCCATGCGCCACCGTCGTATATCTGCCCGTTCATTTTCCCTATGGAATTGGTTGCTCCCGGGTCCGCTCCCGGTTCCCTTATTACATAAGCTGGCAATCCCGTATTGTCTTTCGGGAATTCAAACAGCACACTTAAATTACGGGGGTTTGTCATTCCCCTTAAAAACAATTTCTTCGCCTGGTCGTAAAAATCAAAATTCCCTTCCTTCATTCCATTAAGAAGTCTGTATAGGAAGGTATTCTGTTCGTCTCCCTGGTGCAGTCTGTAATCTTCCGGTATATAGTTCAATATTGAAACTATAAACTGCTTTACTTTCACAATTTCTATCATA